GCTATGTCAGCAGAAGCAGCAGATACAGTTTGAACATCTGAGATGCTAGGGCCAGCTTCAGGAACGCCTGTTGTAGCGTTAAATGCTAGAGTTTTGCTTTTACGGGTATCCTTATTGGGCAGCTTTAGATCAACAGTCTCATCAGAGTCAGAAAGCTGCAAAGTTCTGCTAAATGATGTCTCGTTTTGCTGAGCTACAGCAGTGAGCTTATCAAGCTCAGTATTGAGAGAGGCAACATTAAATGGGCCAGAAGTAGGAAAGTCTGTAGTTCTTGTAATTGGTATGTCACGGAAGATAGTTGTCTTTGTCGTGTTTGCATAACTATCCCCAAGAGTGATGTGACCACCAGAAAACCCGTCATCTACAGCAGTACCAGTAACAGCAAAAGTCCCTGTTCCAGTTCCTCTGGAAAGAGTCGTATCTACACCCGATGCGTTTGTAACGACAACCTTGATGTCATCCAAAGCAAAGAATGGAAAGTCTATTGTCAGTTGAGTCGAGTTAGCAGTTATAGCCTGCGTATACTGAACTCTAGCGTCATTATCTGCAATCTGTATAGTAGCCATAACTCTTTATCCTTTATTGGCTTAACAAGGTAAATTCACTTTACTGACCAAAAATCCCATCATATATCGGATCAAGGTAAGGAAGTGTAGTTCCAGGCATTATAAACCTAGACTCTCTTAGGGTCTGTTCATCAGCATTAAAAGATACAACATCGCCTAAGACTTTTGCCAAAGTCATAGTATTACTAGCTGTAGGACCAAGAACCTCACCAGCAATAGCAGAATCCGGCAACCTGTATTGAGGCTGGTCAGTCATAAAGGGCCTCATTCCAAGTTTATAATCAGATATCTTCTCAACAGCATTGTTCACATCCATAAACCATCCAAGAACGCCTGATCTGTCAATGGCATTAGCCATTTTTTCATTAAAGGTTTCTTCTTCTGTTTTGCCGTATTGAATCCTTTTAATTTCGTTAACCATAGCAGCTAAGCCAACAATCAAAAATGCACCTTGCCAAAAAGCACCATCTTTTTCTTGCAAGCCAGCGGTCATCATTCTAACAACGGCTCCCTGACCATATGATTTGAACTGAGTAAGAAGAGAGCCAAACTCAGTCGAGGTCCATAAAGCACGATCACCAGCACCCGGTGTAATAATAATTCTTTCTACATTCTGGTTTAAAGCATTTCTAAACTTTAACCTCATAACAGGATCCCAAGCATCTGTGTTTGGAACCCACTGACCATTAATCTGCTCTCCGTGCTGTTTGATTAGAGACTGCATCCGCATATGGTCTTGTTGACCAATACCATTTTTTAGAAGCTTTTCTTTATCAGCAGCAGATATTTTAGACCAAGGCTTCATTATGCTATCTGTCATTCTCAGCATGGTGACATTGCCAGCAAACTCTTTTAAGGCTTGATTCCAGAGGTTTAGACCATTGATTAAAAAGAAAGCTCCAGTAGCTTGATTAAGGCTTCTTTCTACAGTGTACCTAGAGCCAAAAAGATCCCCCATATCAGAAAAAGCATGCGCTCTAAGACCAAGAACAGCGTCAACGCCAACAGCAGCTTTGTTAAGCTCATCCCTAGTCATGGCTTTAAGTATGCGGCCTTGTTCGTCAAACATGGCCCTAAAGCCTTTTTCGTATGTAGTAGAAAGCCCCTCAACCATTACAGTTCTAGCAACATCGGGTATAGAAGATACCATCGCACCTCCCATGCCTACTAAAACATTTATAGATTTCATGACCCTAACAAAACGACTAGACATTGCATGAGGATCTTTAGAAGCCCCATAAGTCCCACGAAGTCTGTCACGCAAGCCACGAATATCACGAAGATCAGCTTCTAGTTTTTTTGACAGATCTGCTCTCGCATTTGCATCGGAAGCATCATCCATAAGCCTTTTGTACTCAGCAGTAACATCTTCAATTACTGCTTGCATGTTTACGTCACCATACTTCAAAGCAATCTCAGCATCCATTCCCATGGTTTTAACATGATGCTTCATTAACATTTCAATGTCGTTTTCTAAAAATTCCTCAATTAGTTCATCAGGTATCTCAAGAGTTCTAGCTTTTGCACTAGATGCTCTTGATACCCAATCAAGATTAGTAGCATCTTCAAGATCATAGTAAGGACGATTTCTTGTGACGGTATCCATAACCTCTTTAGCAAAAGCCCTTGCTTGCGATTGATTCATCCGAAGAGTTCTGGTGGCATATGTTTCTATAATAGAGAGAAACTCTTTTTGCTTAGCCATGATTTTATCAACCCTATAAATTCTAGGAACATAACTTGCAGCCGTATTAGGGGTAACCCCATGAGATCTAAACTGTTGTATTTTAAGCTCAACTCTTCTTATAGCAGCAGTATCGCCAGATCTTTTTGCAGCCTCTAAAGCTTCATCAAGCTCTTTCTGGAAAAGGCCAGCTTTCTCAGATTCGTTCTTTATGAGATTAAAAAGCTTTCTATACTGAGTGGTTGCCTCAGTAACAAACGGAGAAACGTCATCTCCAACTCGGTCAACATCACCTCTACGCATAGCTCTTGCTATTCTGTTTCTAAACTGAACTTCAGTAAGATAGGATGAGGATGAGACCTTATCGCTAGCAAACTCCTTAATCATCTGAAAAGCTCTTCTAGAGTCAGAAGTAGAAGGAGTAATGCCCCTATAATTTAGATAAGCTTCATCAGAAGCTCTTACGGCAGCGGCAAGCTCAGACATATATTTTGTTCTAAATGTAGTCTCTATAGATTGATCCATTTCAAGTTCTTTGGATCTAACCTTCTTTTGCATCATGCCACCGACATCTACCATGCCAACAGCAAGACCTCTCACTATAGGATTTTGACTTTGCATCATCCTTATGACGGGATTCCAAGGAAGCTTTTCTACTCCAATACCAGTCCCTTCTAAGGCTTCATCTTCCATATCAGCATATGCTGTTTGCCTAGCACGATCAGGTGATACACCAGCGCCAGCAGCACGAAATGTGCCATCACCTTCAGACGCAATATCATCAGCAGGGCCAGTAAGAAGTTTCTGCTCTTGAATGTTTCCTGTTCTAAGGCCTTTGCCAAAAGTGACTGCTAGAGAGCCACCGATAAGACTCATTGCAGTTAAGGCAAGTGCGCCATGACTAGCATCCCTTTGAGTATTTTGACTATCTATAAGCATCTGCTCTGGGGCCATAAGAGCATATGTATAAGCAGAGCCGCCCACAAATCTTCTGGTTCTGTTAGCTGTTTTCAAAACTTTTATAGGAGCAAGAGGTGCAAATATAGTGGGGCTTGTTAAGGAGGATGCTATTGTCGCTGGAACAGATCTTGTTGCAGACAAAAGGTTAGCGTCTTCAGCATCTTCCTGCATACGATCGTAAAGCATATTAGATTCAGCAGAGCTGCCAGAGTGACGAAAACGCCAAGCGCCAGACTTACCACCTATCTTTTTCATAAATGGCTTGTCATTAAAAACAGAGTATCCAGATGTTTTTTTGAATTTAGGATCGCTGGCTTCTATTGATCTCATTAAAGCTGGAAAGAAATTGTTCTGTCTAAAAGCAGCGCCCCACACACTAGAAAAAGACTCATCAAAAACCGAGTAATCATAAGCATCTTGGTCTTCTAGTTGAGAAGGTATTCTTTGCCCATATTGAGTATTTGGCTTTCCATAAAGAGTTGTATAGCCCTCGATAAAATCATCCTGAGTGGGCATTAAAGAGTTTGCTTTAGATTCAGGCAATGTTTCAACAACATCAGGAAGGGGTGCTTCATCAGCGAGATCATCTTCTATAGATGGAAGCTGTACAGTAGCCAATTCTTCCATAACAGAAGCATCTTGCTCAACCATAGACGTCTGAACTTCTTCAACAGAAGACTCTTCCTCCGGCTGCGGCGTTAACTCAGATTCTGAGACTTCTTCCTCTCGATCTTCTTGAACAGTTTCTGGCTGAGCAGCCTCTATAAGCCTCTCAACTCTTTCATCTCTTGATGTATCAGACGGTGGAACAGTAGAAACTACAGCATCCCCATAAACCTCTTTCGGCTCAGGACTGTCTTGCAAAATCTCTCTTTGAATCTGGTAATCTTCAGCAAACTCAGCACCACCAGTAACCTGATCTGGCGCTCTAATGCCCCTGATAGGGTCTGTTTTTATTCCAAATTGTTCACTTTTTTTTTGAGCGCCTGTTTCAAAATAATCGGCTTCCCGATTACGTCTGCTGCCGTAAGCATCACCAAAGTTTCTAAGATTGCCTACAGCACCGTCCCAATCACCTGATGTTACTTGACGCCAAAAGTTAGGTGTTTCAGTAGCAAGATTGCCATATTGAAAAGCAACGGATGTAATCACAGTAGCTTCCCTCATTGGCAAATCATCAAAAGACTGACCAGTTTTGGTCTTCCACCTTTTCTTTAGAAAACCAAGCTCTTTCTTTTTAGCAAACTCGTTAATGGTCTTGGCCTGATCATCACTAACAACAAGATTGCTTGCAACCTCATCAGCAGCAGCGCCCTTGATACCCAAGTATGGGGTAAGTAAATCAATGATTTCTTTTGATAAGCCCTTAAGATCACTGACAGATCTTGCACCAAGGTCAAATCCGCTAGCAATCGTAACACCAGAGTCAGACCCTTCCGGGTTAGGAACATAGCCCTTTAGACGGAATCCTTCTTGCTCAAGAATAAAGTCCCAATCAATATTACTCATTATCGCCACCCCAAGGTAGTTACTCGATCAATCATATAAAAAAAGTCATCAACCTCTTCTTTTGTAAGAGGGTCTTCACTCATTGATTGACCGCCTATAAGGCCAGTAACCTTATTATATGCGTTAATCAAAACACCTATACTTCTGTCATTTCTGTTTCTTTCCAAAGCTCTAAATGTAGAGTTAAGCAAAGACTGGTCCATAAGGCCACGGGCAGACCAAAACTGTTTAGCCCGATCTGTATTGAGCTGGCTTAGCGCTTCTGTGTATGAAGATGTTGCTAATCCATCCCCAAAAGCAGCAGTTTGTCTAAAGTCATAACTGTAAGCTTCATTTATGACATGCGCTCTGCCATAAGAGTCTTTCAAAACAACAGTGTATGATGGACGACCGCCATAGTTCTCATTCGCCATATAGTGAAGAGTAGGAGTGGGAAGTCGTCCGTCCACAAGAACCCCACTACCAACAGAAGCCATTTGCTTTTGAAGGAATGGATTGCCTATGGACGGAATATTTAAATATTTGTCTTTTATATCTGAGTCAATGTCTTCCTTAGTAAGGCTAAGATCATATTTTACTGAACCGTCAGCCATTGTAAGCCCAGGAACTGTAGACTGTGCATATTTCAGAATAGGATCTGTAACAAATTGCAAATCACCGCTAAAAGCATCTATCTCTGGACCTACTCTAGTTCCAACCTCTCTAAGGGTATCGTACATAGCAGCTTTAGGATCCATCTGAGGAAATCTCATAAGCTTGCCCATAAACTTGTTCTTTAGAGCCTCTCTAATGTAAGGGTCTCTTAAAAACATATCTTCTACATCACCAACCCCGGCTTGGTTTGCCATTGCGTAAAGCATTTGGTTATCTTCATCGCTGATAGCTGGAGTTAGAAACTGAAAAAACTTATCAGAAACAAGAGTTTCTCTCCAAGTGCTGTCAAAGAAACCATCAAGATCATCACCATACTTTTCAGATATTACAGCACTGCCACCCCTATTTAAGCTTCGCTCACTTGAAGCGGCTTTTAGAGCATTTTCAATACCTACTCTATCGGCAGTTCTAAGAAATCCTACAGTGTCCTCATCAAAGTTGCTGTAAAAAAGACCCTCATGTTGCCAAGAATCCATAGCTGGATTTGCAGACCTAATAGCTGACATGGTTTGGCCCATAATACGCATGGCCCTATCAGCATTTTCTGGTGTCATTGCTGCTGCATCAAATATTGGCTTGGCATCTGGGTGAAGCATGCCTTTTGTAGATATTGCAAAAGCCGATACAGCATCAACACTTCTGGTGAAGATTTCTTCATCTTGAGAAAGAAGATCAAAATCTGCCAAAGTTCCATTTGAAAGAATTACTTTATCAAAGCCCATAACGCTTTTTAAAGCAGACATTTCTTTTTGAGATGCAGG